AGTTCGCTTTTGGTGTAGCACTTAATAAAGTTATATTTGCCATTTGTGAGCAGATAATATTTTCTTTCTTCTTTCATAAGCCTATTATCTTCCATTCTATGTTGGCAGAACAGGGAACACCCGCAGCAAGGCAACCCAGTCACGCCGCAAAAATATCCATCGAACATAGGCTTCTCCAATCTTGTTTAAAGTGTGCATCGTTGCCGATCTTATTTAGCAACGTTTTGACGTTCTCCGCCATTCTTTTCTGTTTCCAGAACCACCGTAAAACTATACTGTGATTTAATGACATTTTCCTCCGGCACATGGAAGTGCTCGGCAAGAATTTTCTTGACGTCGGACACGTCAACGACTACGGCCTGTTTCACGGAGTCACCTCGTAAGGTTGACCGGTAATCTCCTCGAATTCGGTAGCAGTAATCCGGCCAAGAGCGACAAAGTTCCTAAGCATCTCGATATTCCACAAGCCTTTTTCGTAGTTACGTTTTGCCATAGCATAAAACTTACTGCTCATAGGTCATACCCTCCTCTTCGCCTTCCCATACTTCGGGATGGTCACACGCGACGATGTACTCCAAAATAGCATCGCGCTTTTCGTCAATGGCAAGGACGTTCTCGATATCCTTGCGCTCACCAATAGAGCTTTTAAATTTCGTAATGATCGATTCCATTCGCATATCCTTCCCGCAGGGCGGCATACCACCGGTTAAGCCTGCATAACAAATTTTATACGGATAAGAACACGCTAGGGGCGCACCTAAAGGCGCTGTGCGCGTAGTGCGTGTTCACGTAGCCTGACGTGGCGACAAACCAAACGTTGTACGCGAGGTTGCGGTGAGCCGAACGACGGAAACAATACTGCGCACTCGTTGGCGCATTAAGCGCATACTTAATCAGTCGTGCATAAGTCTGGCTAGTAGGAGCTGGAGTCGTGCGCCCAAGTAAACGTTTGTAATACTCCCAATACTCGCCTTCCTTACCGCTAAACTGCGGTACGCAATACATCTGTTCCAAGGACGATAAAAACACCTTGTCGTAAGTGATATCATCCGTGTTGCCATCGCTATTCTGCGTAACAGTCACTACCTTAATTGGTTTAAAGTGTTTCTTTGCGCCTTCCTCGTATCCTGCTAAAAATCCCGCGTAAGTCGCAAGATAATCAGGCCGCACGTCCAAACCATCGTAGGATTCCCACCAAGTTCCTGCTGCGCCTTCGGAATTGAGATACTGCCGGAGTGCCGACATCATCCACCTGTTATATCCATAAGCGACTTCTTGGATGCAGTTAAGCAAATAGTTTCCTGACGCATTCCGGGTCTGTCCGGACATAACGCCCAGATTAGTGCCGGATGCGCTCGATCCTACCGCAATAGCGTTTCCAATAGTAACGCCGGCATCGGTTACAATGTAAATCTTCCAGTTTGATTTCGCCTGATCCGGTGCTCCATAGCATCCGCAAATTCTGTCGCCAAACTGTAAGTCAGTCGGCAAAGTAAAGCTGACTACATCGTTTGCAATGACGTTACTGCCCCAGCTAGATGCAAATGTAAAGTAATAATCACCTGCCGGCATGCTAGGAGCTGCGCCTAACGCCGTACCGCTACCGCTTGCCGATACGCTTGCATTGACCCGATCGACATATCTGCCGTTGGTGTCAAAGATAGCAATTTTAGAGCCGGTATAAGCAAGGAAATAGCCAACTCCTGCGCCGCCAGTCGGAAGAGTAAAGTTTAACTTCTGGCCATTAGACAGCGTGAAGTTGTACTGTGCCGCGGAAAGTGCGGACGTTACCTTGTACATCGGCGCCGTGATTGCTCGCTGGTGCGAAAACTGTGCGCCAAACGGAAGCGTCTTATCCCATTCCCAATAAGCGCCGTGGATCGTCTCGCCATCTTCCAACTCCGCATCTGCTTCGTGGCAAAGATTCATCGCCGGATTATAGTTGTTGTCACCTTCGGCCCACGCTGGCGCGATCTGATCCCCATAATCCATCACTTCTAAGATTTCGCCATTCTTGCACAGTCTCGCTACCGTCGCTACGTCCGTCACAAGCGTTGCTCTCTTATCACTCGCAAGCAAGTCAATCGCCGCGTTCTGGTGGGAAATTAAGTGATTCAGTGCGTCAAACCGATCGTTCAAACCGTCAAACTGGTCTGCATTCGGGAAGACGTTCGTATAATCGTAACTCATTCAGTTACCTCCTTAAGTCCTATGGTAAAGTGGCCATTTGCCACACCCCACGCAATTCTGTAGTTTTTACTATCATCCTCATTGGCAAGTGTTACAACGTCCGTAACATAGTGTTCATATTCGGACGCTCTTTGCTCCGATGCCGCCGCGTTAGTTTCACTTTCTGCCGCCGCATTTGCGGAATTAGATGCAGACAATGCACTATCAGCCGCATTAGTCTCGCTTTCACTAGCCGCATTTGCAGACGTTGCCGCATTACGTTCACTTGCAGACGCTTCATCTGCTTTTTGCGTTGCATTATTGCTAGCTGCAAGCGCATTGGTTTCCGAATTACTTGCATTTGTTTCTGATGTTTTCGCCGCATCAGCACTCGTTACAGCTTCCGCGGCTTTTTGCGTGGCTGTTGCCGCAGCTTCTACAATGTCTTGTGCTTTTTGCGTAGCCACTCCAGCCGCTTCTTCTGCTTCTTCTTTCGATATTTGCGATGCATATTGACTGGCCGATTTCATGTCGCTGTTTGCATTAGCCGCGTCAGCAGATGCACTATCTGCCGCCGAAACCGCGGCCTGACTAGCTTGCACGGTAGTTTCCGTGTTCTGTGCTACCGTATCGGCATTTGCGACTACTTCTGCCGCTTTTGCGACAACTTCCGCATAATCAGCTTCAACAACGGCTGATTGTTCAGCAACTTGTGCGGCTAATTCTGTAACCAACGCAACGTTTTTGGCATACTCGGCTTGTTGTTTGCAGAATTCTTTATAAGTTCCTGTGTATCCACCTTCTCTCGCCGCAGCATAAGAGGTAAGGAGAACGTTATATGTCACACTCATTTTATCGTTATCTCCATCATTCCCGTGGAATAATCCACGTTAAATGTAACATCTTCCTTCAAGTCATCACTCACGGTTATGCGAAGGATACCAGTTTCCTGGTTGAAATCCGAAAAGAGCCATCCCGTTTTATCAGCCCCCATAGCCGCGCGCTCTGCGTAGAACTTGGCGTTGTCAATGTTTTCTCCATCCCTTGTTCCAGTTCCACCAACGGCCCACGATTCTGCCAATTTTGCATAACCTTCCGCATCATCTGCATGTTCTGCCGCTTCTTGTGCAGATGCCGCAGTCGCATCTATTGCTTGTTGGAACATGGTTTGTTCTGCTTCCGTAGGCGTAGAATAATCTTCTGGCTTCGAACGTGATCTAACCGTCAACATTGCCGTATACAATGTTTCCGCTGTTGCATCGTCTTCCGAAACATAAATGTACACAGGCACATTTCCTTCGT